CACAGCTATGATATTCGCTTGTTGGCTTCACAGCCCCAATGAATGCACACAATTCACCGATATCAAGGGTCCGTACCTCGACGAGGGCGACTGTTCGACCCGTGTTGTCCAAATGATAGGCGAAATACGCGCAGTTACGCCCGGAAAGGTCATTGTAGCTGCGACTTGTACCCCTGCTAAACAAGAATCGACCTGAGTTATGAACCTCCTGCCCCAACAAACACCGAAAAAGCGTGAATTGACGCCCCAACAGACGCAATTCCTCGACATTCTCTTCGAAAACGGTGGCAATGTAACCCAAGCAGCCGTCGATGCAGGCTACTCGAAGGGCAGTGCAGTCTGGTTACGCAAAACACTCGCTGAAGAGATCGTAGATCGCACGAAAGACATCCTGTCTATGAACGCCTACAAGGCCGCTACACGCCTTGTAGACACAATTGACAACCCCGCCCCCGAACGCGGTGATGATCTGCGTCTCAAGGCCGCTGAGAGCCTCCTAAACAGGGTAGGAGTGAAGCAGCAGGAGACAATCAACCACAACGTAACTGCAGTACACGGTGTAGTCCTGCTGCCACCCAAGAAAGAGGTCGTGATCGATGGCACTTGATGAGTACGATAAATCCAGAAAGAAATTTAACGAAAAGTTTCGCAAGATTACGAAATCAGAGGTTGCAGACTTAACATCTGGTCAACGTAAAATCTATGATGAGATTGTTGCAAATGAAAACATTGCCGCTGTTCCGAAAAGCAGTTCTGAAACTATGGGCGGGCGTGTGCGCTTGCGTGAGTTTGACTCTGAAACATTCAAGCCTGTCAGGTTAAGAACTATCACATCTGGAAAAGACAGGGCTGCAGGAATACGTAAGACGAGACGCGATAAAGCAAACGAGTACAGAACAAACTTAGACTTTCCCGGCGCAAGCAAGGGATACTCTACTGAGTTAGGAATGTCCGTGCCCAAGCCTAAGCCACGCACGGCACCTCGTGAGAAGTTAGGCATGGGGGGTAAAGCTTGTCGTGGCCGCTCCGCACAGGGAAGCACGGAGAAGAACTAGGTGGCAGGACGTCCCAAGAAAGACCCCAACGCACCCAAAGCCACGTACAACCTGTCTACAAAGGAACGTGCCCGACGTGCTGCCCAAAAGAAACTCAACGGAGCGAAGCGTCGTGCAGCCAAGACAACGAAGGCAGCAGAAGACAAGCGCAGATACGCCCGCAAACTAGAAACCAAGATAGGTAGAGTGGAGAAAGCCCTTGTTGGCAAGGATACGACAGTCATTGATCAAGGGGATTTGGATGACCTACCTGCAGCCGTTGCAGATTTGGTGGATGATGCGGAGATCGTATTCCGCCCGAACAACGGACCTCAAGAAGAGTTTCTCAGTTCGAGCGAAAGGGATTGCCTCTATGGTGGAGCGGCAGGCGGGGGGAAGAGTTTCGCTCTCTTGGCCGATCCTCTGCGCTTCTGCCACAACCCTAATCATCGTGGGCTTCTACTTAGGCGTACTCTCGACGAACTAACCGAACTCATCGACAAGTCACGTCAGCTATACACGAAGGCATTCCCCGGTGCGAAGTTTCGTGAGTCCAAGTCCACGTGGCACTTCCCTTCCGGTGCAACCATCTGGTTCACCTATCTCGACAAGGACAAGGACGTAACCCGCTTTCAGGGACAGGCATTCAACTGGATAGGCATAGATGAGATTACACAGTACCCCACACCTTATGTCTGGGATTACCTGCGTTCTCGCCTTCGTTCTACTGATCCTGAACTCCAGCAACACCTGTACATGCGCTGCACAGCCAACCCCGGAGGAGTGGGTGGTTGGTGGGTCAAGAAAACCTACATCGAAGGAACACCAGAAAATAAGCCTTTTCCTGCCTTCGATATAGAAACGAAGCAGCCCTTTCTCTGGCCCGCCGGACACGAGAAGGCAGGTCAGCCCCTCTTCTTCCGCAAGTTCATACCGGCACGTCTCACCGACAATCCACACCTCATGGCAGACGGTCAGTACGAGGCGATGCTCAGATCACTGCCTGACGTAGAGCGCAAGCGTCTACTCGAAGGCGACTGGGACGTAGCAGAGGGTGCAGCTTTCCCAGAGTTCTCACGGGCCAAGCACGTCGTCGAAGCATTCGAACTTCCAACGAACTGGCCCCGCATACGTATGGCCGACTATGGATACGCAGCACCCTCCTGTGTTCTCTGGGGTGCTATCGACTGGGACAACAATATCTGGATATACAGGGAACTGTATCAAAAACACTTGACAGCAGAGGAGTTAGCCGCTAGAATACTAGAAGCGGAACAACTAGACCCTCTACCTCACTACACGGTCCTCGACTCGTCCTGTTGGAACAAGACGGGTTTCGGGCCGTCAATCGCAGAAGTGATGATGCGTGAGGGTGTGCGCTGGACACCATCAGACCGCAATCGTATTCAGGGAAAGATGGAGATACATCGTCGCCTCGCTGACGATCCCTACACAGAAGAGCCTCGCCTACGATTCTTCTCTTCATGTCAGAACATCGTCAAGCAGATTGCAGGCATACCACTCTCCAAGACGAACAGCGAAGACGTAGATACGAAGGCAGAAGACCACGCATACGATGCCCTGCGCTACGGAATGATGACACGCATGAGCGGCTACGCTTCGATACACCAGCAACTCAACGCAATCAAGAATCAAGTTCACCAAGTTCAAGACGAAGTATTCGGATACTAGATGAGAAAAGATACCAAAAAATCCGTAGACAACTTCGAGTCTGTTTTTGATACGCTATTTCCCAGCGGGAAGATACCGTCATTTAAAGACATTCAAGAAAAAGTAAACGCAGGCACTCTCACCTACAGAGAGGCCATGATTGCAAAACTGTATTCGAATGGTTCTCAAGCAATAGACGCTTTGACAAAGCCAGAGGGTGCAGCCTATAAGTCCGTAGAAAAAACAAATCCTAAAGTTTTAGAAAAGGCAGAAAGCTTCTATTCTGTTTTCGGTGCTGCAAAGAATCCACAACTTATGTCGGGCATACGCTCTGACATAACCAAGTTTTCCAACAAATTTGAAAACGCTCTCGACACACCCTTCACAGAGATACAGCAGGCTGTAGCTGGTGGCTCTAAGGGACTCAAGCCCCTGCAGGGTGATGTGAGTGTCTTTGATAAAGTATTTGCAAGTGTAAAAGCAGGCAAGTCTGTAGAAGGTATGCAGGTGGGTGGAACCCGCATATTTAACAGCATTCCTGATGAACAGTCCCTCAAGGAATTGTTGAGCGGCATAAAGAAAATACCTGACGACGAATTAAGACAGGCTACGTATCTCGCTTTGATTGGATACCGGGGAACTGCTCTTCAGGGCATGTCCGCTTCCCTAGAGGCCGCTACAGAAGGCGAAGACATCTTTCCGTACTTTGATACGGAGACAGAACAGATCGTAAAGCCCGACGTAAAGAAGCCGGGTAAGAAGCCTCTACCCCCCACATCCAAGCCGGGTCCGGTAGCAGTTGATGTTCTCAAGTTTAGAATGGCAAACGCTAGTGAGTTTGGTGAACTCTTCCCCAATATAACACGGGACAATATAGCAGCGGCCCTCAATGAGCATGTATATCCTAGCTTAAGTGAAAACACTGTTAAGAAGTTGGGACGTAGACCTAGTGGCTACACAGACATGCGTCGTTTCTTTGCTTCTGCTGTTGCAAACTTGTTGGGTGATGTAAAGCAGGCATCTGTACTTATTGGTCACACGGCTGGTGCAGAAGCACTAGAAAAAGAAATAGATAAGGTTTTAACCAATCACTACGCTCGTCTTACAGCAGCACAGGCAAAAGCAGAAGACGTACGCCACAAGACACTATTTGCATACGAGTCCATCCTTGCACGAGTGTTAGGAAAAAACACTTCAAATGACTTGGCAGAGTTTCTTGGACTTCCCTTCGAAGAAGGAGTAACTGCAACTTACGCCGACGACATCGATCTGTTGACAGGTGACGCTACGACTTCTGTTCGTACAGACAAGCAGCCAGAAACTCCTGAAGCAGCGACAGCACGAAACGCAAAAAACATAGCCCTCGACGAAGAGATAACAGTAAAGTCTAGGGTAGCTACAGCCGATGCTCAAATTGAATTACAACAAAAAACTTCAGAGGCAGCAGCGGGTGCAGAACAGTTTGTAGAAGATACCAAAGTCTCTTCTGCAGCACAGGCAGAGGCCGCACAGATTGAGTCTGAGGCTCGTTCTGCTGCAAAAACAGAAAGCGCAGCAAAGCGTGGTAGATCACACCGCATGGCTCTTCGGGCACTCAACGCAGAAAAGGGTATCATTGATCCTAAAGTTTTGAAGGCCCTGCCAATACCCTTGATTGGAACAGCAGCAGCAGCCGCAGCGATACCCTCTGTCGGGGAAGACATTTCTGGAGGACTACAGGAACTATTCGGCGTACCAAAAGCTTTAGCTGATCCTGTTGGTCGTGCAGGAGCCGTAGTGGACTTTGGAATAGGCGAAGTAGTACAGGTTGCTCCTAGCGATATAGTTGCGGGTACAGGTGCTTTCCTAGAGTCTTCTGCTCAGAGTAGAGCAGGACAACCCTCTCGTGGCAGGAACGTGCCCAGAGTGAGTCCACCAAAAATTCCCGATCCCGCACCCCCTGCGCCTGACATGGCTGCACAAGGGTTCGTACCAGTTCCCGAAGCCCGCGCCAACGCGATGCGAGGGGAAGCAACCGCGATGGGTCAAGCACCATCGTTTCTCTACGGCGGCGTAGTCCGCTAAACACTCAACGGAGGCAAGAATGGCCGGTAACAACTACAACTTTGGTGCAGCGTACATTATGAACGCTGACAAGACAAGCGTCGATAAGGACGAGGGTGCATCCTCGCTCTATCGTGAAAGCTTGGAATTCGACACTCGTGTTCAGACAGGACCGATGATTGAAGCTATGCCCAAGAAGCAAACTAAGCCAACTGTAGAAGCTTCACTGTTTAAGATGGCAGACGAACGCGACTACTAAGGAAGCGACATGTCCGATAACTTTTTGGAACCTGCGGATGATACCGCTGTACCCCTCGTCGAACCTGAAGAGCAGATGCCGGGGTTGGCAGCGTATATCAAAGCACGGTTCGATGACGCAGAGACAGGAAGGTTCTCGTACGAGCAGCGATGGCTGAGAGCGTATAAGAACTTTCGAGGCGTCTATGACTCGACTACACAGTATCGTGACAGTGAGAAGTCGAAGGTATTCATCAAGATTACCAAGACTAAGGTTCTTGCTGCGTACGGACAGATTGTAGACATTCTCTTTGCAAACAAAAAGTTTCCACTGGTCATAGAGCCAACTCCCATACCAGAGGGTATAGCAGAGTTTGCTCACCTGACTACCCCCCTAGATCAAATGCAACCACAGGAAGAACCCTTTGGCTTTGCAGGCGACGGACGAGACATGCCCTTCGGTGCTACAGAAGCTACACCGTCCGGAGATTTCTTGGGAGGCCTAGCAGGCAAGTACGGAGATGCTCCCCTAACTGCTGGTCCTGCGCGTATGGGTGAACCCCAGATCAGTCCTGCACAGACTGCTGCACTCAACATGGAGAAGATGGTTCACGACCAACTTCTAGATACTCGTGCAGTCAATGTGTTGCGTAGTGCTATCTTCGAGTCTGCACTCTTGGGTACGGGCGTGGTCAAGGGACCATTCAATCACTACA